GGAAGAGCTGGTTGGACTTGACACTACTATTGATTGGAAAAACACAGGTGATAACAGTTATGACGGTGAAAAGCTTAGCTTGTTAGTTCACGATGAAAGTGGCAAGTGGGAAAGACCTGATAATATTCTAAACAACTGGCGAGTAACTAAAACTTGTTTAAGACTAGGTGCTCGTATAGTTGGCAAATGCATGATGGGTTCAACGAGCAACTCGCTGGACAAGGGTGGTGATAATTTTAAAAAGCTGTACAATGATTCAGACGTTACAAGCAGAAACCGCAATGGACAAACAAAGTCTGGTTTATATTCTTTGTTTATCCCAATGGAATGGAACTATGAAGGATTTATTGACGAATACGGACAACCTGTATTTAATAACCCAAATCATGATGTATACGGACCCGACGGTGAATTGATTGATATAGGTATAATTGATCATTGGAATAATGAAGCTGAAGGTTTGAAATCAGATCAAGACGCGTTAAACGAGTTTTACAGACAGTTTCCAAGAACTGAAGAACACGCGTTTAGAGATGAAGCAAAAAATAGTATATTTAATTTAGTTAAAATATACGAACAGATAGATTATAATGAAGGAATAGGTAATGATTCAGTTGTTACTACTGGAAATTTTCAATGGATAAATGGTGTTAAAGACACTCAAGTTATTTTTTATCCAGATGCAAAAGGTAGATTTAAAATAAGCTGGGTGCCACCTGTAAATCTTCAAAATAAAACAATAATTAAAAATGGAGTTAAATATCCTGGGAACGAGCACATGGGCGCTTTTGGCTGCGATAGTTATGATATTAGCGGTACTGTTGATGGTCGAGGATCCAACGGATCTCTTCATGGATTGACAAAGTTTTCTATGGAAGACGCTCCGCCAAACCATTTTTTTTTAGAATATATAGCTAGACCACAAACCGCAGAGATATTTTTTGAAGACGTACTAATGGCTTGCATATTTTACAGCATGCCAATACTTGCAGAAAATAATAAGCCAAGGCTTTTGTACTATTTTAAACGTAGAGGATATAGAGGCTTTAGCATGAATAGACCAGATAGAGTTTGGAACAAATTATCTACGGCTGAAAAAGAAATAGGTGGTATACCAAACTCTAGCGAAGATATTAAACAAGCTCACGCAGCTGCTATTGAAATGTACATCAACGACCATGTTGGTAACAAAGGCGATGGCGTTTATGGTAATATATATTTTAATAGAACTTTAAACGATTGGGCTAAGTTTGATATAAATAAAAGAACTAAGTTTGATGCTTCCATAAGCTCTGGCTTAGCAATAATGGCTTGCAATAGACATTTATATACACCACGAGCACAAGTAACAAAACAACCACTTAATATAAATATAGCTAAATATAGCAATACCGGTAACACATCAAGAATAATAAAATAAAAATATGGCAGAGTCTGTTATAAAAAGTTATTTTCCAAGTCAAGTAGTTAGTGATGCTGAAAAGCTTAGTTATGACTATGGATTAAAAGTTGCTAAAGCAATAGAAACAGAGTGGTTTTACGATGATAATTCTCGCACTAGGTATGATGATAATTTCAATAATTTTCACAAATTAAGATTATACGCAAGAGGTGAGCAACCTGTTCAAAAATATAAAGACGAATTATCTATAAATGGTGATTTAAGTTATTTAAACCTAGATTGGACGCCAGTACCAATTATACCTAAGTTTGTAGATATAGTTGTTAATGGTATTGCAGACAGAGCTTTTGAAGTAAAAGCATATTCTCAAGATGAATATGGCATTGCTAAAAGAACTGAGTATATGGAAAGCATACTAGGTGATATGGCTGCTAGAGAGATGAACGATTTTGCGGCTCAAGAGTTTGGTATTAACTTATACGAAAACGATCCTAAAACTTTACCTGAAAATCAAGAAGAACTAGAGCTACACATGCAGTTAAGCTACAAGCAAGCTGTAGAAATAGCAGAAGAACAAGCTATAAATGTACTGCTACAAGGTAATAATTACGACTTAATAAAAAGAAGACTTTATTATGATTTAGCAGTTTTAGGTATTGCAGCTGTAAAAACAAACTTTACAACATCAGATGGCGTTACGGTTGACTATGTAGATCCAGCCGATTTAGTTTACTCTTATACTGAGTCACCATACTTTGATGACATATACTATGTAGGCGAAGTTAAAACAATACCTATAAACGAGCTTGCTAAACAATTTCCACACTTAACGCAAGATGATTTAGAAGAAATACAAAACTCAGGTTACACACAAAAATCTAACTACAATAAAAGCGGAGCTAGATACGAAGATACAGATAGAAATAAAGTTCAAGTTTTATACTTTAATTATAAAACATATATGAACGAAGTTTACAAAGTAAAAGAAACAGGCAGCGGTGCTATTAAGCTAATTGAAAAAGATGATAGCTTTGATCCGCCTGCAGATACTCAAGGTAATTTTTCAAAACTAGAAAGAGCTATTGAGACTCTTTACGAAGGCGCGTTAGTTTTAGGAACTAGCAAGCTTATTAAATGGGAGATGTCTGAGAATATGATGAGATCAAAAAGTAATTTTACTAAAGTAAAAATGAATTATAGTATTGTTGCTCCTCGTATGTACAAAGGTAAAATTGAATCACTAGTTAGAAGAATAACTGGCTTTGCTGATATGATACAGCTTACGCACTTAAAGCTACAGCAAGTTATGTCGCGTATGGTTCCAGATGGCGTATATCTTGATGCTGATGGCTTAGCTGAGGTAGACTTAGGTAATGGCACAAACTATAATCCACAAGAAGCTTTAAATATGTTTTTTCAAACAGGTAGTGTTATAGGTAGATCATTTACAAGCGAAGGTGATATAAATCCTGGTAAAGTGCCTATACAAGAAATAACTAGCGGTAGTGGCGGTAATAAAATCAATGCTTTAATAGGAAATTATAATTATTATATGCAAATGATTAGAGACGCTACTGGCTTAAATGAAGCTCGTGATGGTAGCTTGCCAGATGAAAGAGCTTTGCTTGGCGTTCAAAAGCTAGCTGCCGCTAATAGTAATACTGCTACAAGACATATATTAAATTCTGGTTTATTTTTAACAGCTGAAGTTGCAGAGCAATTATCTCTTAGAATATCAGATATTATTGAATACTCGCCAACTAAAGAAGCTTTTATACAAAGCATAGGCGTTCATAATGTTGCTACACTTGAAGAGATGTCAGAACTTCATCTATACGACTTTGGTATATTCTTAGAGCTAGCTCCAGATGAAGAAGAAAAAGCTATACTTGAAAACAATATACAGCAAGCTTTATCGCAAAAAACTATCGACCTTGAAGACGTTATTGATCTTAGAGATATAAGTAATGTTAAAGTTGCTAATCAAATGCTTAAGATACGAAGAAATAAAAAGCAGCAAAAAGATCAACAAATGCAGCAACAGAATATTCAAGCTCAAGCTCAAGCTAACGTTCAACAGCAACAAGCTTCTGCTCAGTTAGAAATACAAAAGCAACAAGCATTAAAGCAAGCTGAAGCTCAAATGATGCAGTTGCAGGCTCAGCTCGACGCTAGTAGAATACAGGCTGAGTCGCAAATGAAAGCTCAACTTGCAACTCAAAAGTTTCAGTTTGACATGCAGTTAAAATCTTTAGAAACTCAAGGAATTAAAGACAGAGAAAAAACTAAAGAAGATCGAAAAGACAAAAGAACAAAAATACAAGCCTCTCAACAATCAGAGCTTATAGATCAAAGAAAAACAGGTGGATCACCTAAAAAGTTTGATTCTGCAGGTAATGATATACTTGGAGGTGGGCCTAGCATAGACGATAATATGCCTATGCAGTAACACTAATTTATATATTATTTTATTATGGAAGAAAAAGAAAACGTAGTTGAAGAAACTACACAAGAGCAAACTATTGACGAAAGCAAATTTCAAAGCGCTGAAGATGATAGTGTAATTAAAATAGATTTAGATAAACCTGTAGAAGATGCCACTGGAGAGCAAAGCACAGATGAGGTACCTGTTCGCAACGAATCCGAAACTAGCGAAGAAGTACGTAAAGAAAACGTCGAAGAAAAAGTTGAAGAACCTGCCGGAGAAGAAAAGCCCGAGCAAGTTCAAGATGAAGAGCCCGTCGTTCAAGAAATAACTGATGAAGAGGTTGCTGAAGAAGTAGAAGAAGTAACTGAACAAGTTCAAGAAGCAGTTGCTGAAGCTGAAGCTACAGGTAAACCACTACCTGAAAATATTCAAAAGTTAGTTGACTTTATGAATGACACAGGTGGAGACATAGAAGATTACGTTAAATTAAATAAAGATTATTCTAACTTAGATAATGTAAGTCTTCTTAGAGAATATTATAAACAGACTAAACCTCATTTAACTTCAGAAGAAGTTGACTTTTTAATGGAAGATCAATTTTCTTTTGATGAAGAAGTTGATGAGGAAAGAGATATAAAAAGAAAAAAATTAGCTTTGAAGGAGCAAGTTGCTCAAGCAAAGAACCACTTGGAAAGTGTAAAATCCAAATATTACGATAGTATAAAACAAGGCTCTAAGCTAACAACTGAACAGCAAAAGGCTATTGATTTTTTCAATCGTTATAACAAAGAGTCGGAAGACAATAAAAAAGTAGCTGAACAACAGCAACGAACGTTTTTAAATAAAACTAATCAACTATTCAACAAGAACTTCAAAGGTTTTGAATATAGTGTTGGAGATAAAAAGTTTAGATATAACGTTAAAAACACAGATACTGTTAAAGATACTCAAAGCGATATTAACAACTTTATAGGAAAGTTTCTTAATGAAAGTAATGAAATGTCAGATGCTAAGGGCTATCACAAGAGTTTATTCACGGCTATGAACGCTGACGCTATAGCACAGCACTTTTATGAACAAGGTAAAGCAGATGCTTTAAAAGAAAGTATTGCTAAGTCTAAAAACGTTAGTATGAATCCTCGCCAAGAATTTGGTGGTGTTCAAAATAACAGCGGCATGAAAGTTAAAGTGTTAGGCGACAACTCTTCTGATTTTAAATTTAAAATTAAAAGAAAATAATTAACATTTAAAACATTTTATTATGGCAATTACAGCTGGACCTAATTTGAATAGTGTACCTGCTCCAAGAAAGCAGACACTAGCTACAAATTATCTAGACTTCACGGGAACTGCAAACTCGTGGGGACAACAATATCTGCCTGACTTGATGGAAAAAGAAGCTGAGGTTTTTGGACCTCGTACAATTTCTGGTTTCCTTGCACAAGTTGGCGCGGAAGAAGCAATGCAGTCTGATCAAGTAGTCTGGTCAGAACAAGGTAGACTACATTTATCGTACAAAGCGCAAGTTAGTACTGCTTCTGGTGGTACTCAAGTAAACAGTACGAACGTTTCTATCATCACAATTGAAAAAGATATAGACGGTAAAGCTTTACACGCTAACGGACACGGTGTTAGAGTTAACGATACTATTATTGTATCTGATACTACTAACGGTATTGTTAAGTGTTTAGTAACAAAAGTTCCTTCAACGACAACTATTGAAGTTTCACCTTATGATGCAGGCGCTGCTCAATTGAGTGCTACTTCTTCAGAAGCTACTACTATATTAGTTTATGGTTCTGAGTTTGGTAAAGCTATGGCTTATACTGCTGGTGCTGGTACAACAGCTGATCTTGAATCAAGAGGAGCTAACGAACCAAGATTCCAAACTTTCACTAACAAGCCTATCATTATGAAAGACTACTACGAAGTGTCTGGATCAGATACATCTCGTATTGGTTGGGTAGAAGTTTCAACTGAAGGTGGACAAGGCGGTTACTTATGGTACTTAAAAGCTGAGTCTGACACAAGAGCTCGTTTCAATGACTATATTGAAATGGCAATGTTAGAAGCTGAGCTTAATGATAGTTCTTCTGTTCTTGACGGTGCTACAGCTCTTTTAAAAGGATCTGCAGCTGGCGACGGAACTGTAGGTACTGAAGGTTTATTTGCTGCTATTGAATCAAGAGGTAATATTACTTCTGGTATCACTGGTGTTAACGCTGCTACTGACTTAGCTGAGTTCGATGCTATTTTAGCTGAATTTGACAAGCAAGGTGCTATTGAGGAAAACATGTTCTTCTTGAACAGAAACACTTCTTTAGCTATTGATGACATGTTAGCTTCTATGAACTCTTACGGTGCTGGTGGTACATCTTACGGTGTATTCAACAACTCTGAAGACATGGCATTAAACTTAGGCTTCTCTGGTTTCCGTAGAGGATCTTATGACTTCTATAAGTCTGACTTCCGTTACTTAAACGACAAAGCTACTCGTGGTGGTATTAATGAAGCTAGCCCAGCTAACGCTATTCGTGGTGTTGTAATTCCAGCTGGTTCTTCATCTGTATATGATCAAACTGTTGGAGCTTCTATTAAGCGTCCGTTCTTACACGTACGTTATAGAGCTTCTCAAACTGATGATCGTAGAATGAAGACTTGGACTACTGGTTCAGTTGGAGCTGCTACAACAGCATTAGATGTGATGCAACTACACTTCTTAACTGAAAGATGTTTGATTACTCAAGCAGCTAATAACTTTATGTTATTGAAGTAAATTGATTACGGTCGGGGCTTCGGCCCCGATCTTTTTTAACTTTTATTATATTATATTATGGCAAAAAAGCAAACAAAAAAGGCTGAAGTAGCGCCTGAAGTAAAAGCTACTAACGATATGGTTGAGGTTGTTATTGAAAAGCCAAAGCCAAAAAAACCAACTTGGGAAATAAAAGATAGAGTTTATTATTTAAGAGGTAGTAAAAAACCTATATCTAGATCAATAAAATCTGCAGGAGTATATTGGTTTGATCAAGAAAAAGGTTACGAAAGAGAATTAAAATATTGTGAAAATCAAAGAACACCTTTTGTTGATGAGATGACTGGTGATCAAAGATTATCTCATATTATATTTAGAGATGGTTCTTTATTTGTTCCAAAAGAAAAAACTACTTTACAAAAACTTTTATCTTTATATCACCCGCATAAAGATCAAATATACTACGAGTTTGAAGCTGATGAAGTAGCTGCTGATGAAATAGAATTATTAGAAATGGAAGCAGACGCAATATTAATGGCTAGACAAATAGATATTGATATGGCTGAAGCTATCATGCGTGTAGAGAAAGGCTCTGAAGTGTCTAAGCTTAGTTCTAAAGAACTTAAAAGAGATTTATTAGTGTTTGCACGAAATAATCCTAGTTTGTTCTTAGAGTTAGCGGCTGATGATAACGTGCAGCTTAGAAACTTTGGTATTAAAGCTGTAGAGCTTGGAATTATTAAATTATCAAACGATCAAAGAAACTTTTTATGGGGATCTAACGATAGAAAAATAATGACTGTACCATTTGACGAGCATCCATATACCGCTCTTGCGCATTGGTTTAAAACTGATGAAGGTATGGAGATTTATGCTAACATAGAAAAGCGATTAAACGCGTAATCATTTATAGAAGAGTAACCGCTCTTCGGGGTGGTTACTTAACTATAAAATATATATAATGGCGGTAAATGTAAATACAGTATATCAAACAGTTTTAGCGCTAGCTAACAAAGAGCAAAGAGGCTATATAACTCCTCAAGAATTTAATCTGTTTGCAAAGCAAGCTCAGATGCAAATATATGAGCAATATTTTTACGACTTAAATCAATTTAAAAGAGTTCCAGGTAATTCTACTGAGTTCTCTAATATGACAGACTTAATAGAACAAAAACTTAACAGAAGGTTTTTAAGATCTGTTGAATCAGATAATTCATCTGTTGTAGGTATACCTGATAGTTTTAGTGAAGTTTTTCATAGACTTTCTGACGTTACAGTTTCATATAAGCACGTATACAACAGGCCGGCTAAAACTTACAAAGTAGATATAATGCCTAAAGAAAAAGTAGATTTAATAGCTTCTTCGGGGCCATTAACAAGACCTTCTTTTACTAGGCCTATAGGTTATTTATATAGAAATCAAGTTTATATACTTCCTTTTAAAAATATAGATACAACTTTTAATCCTGGAACGCATAGTAAAGTTTTCGTAAGCTACTACATACAACCAAAGCCTCCTAGATGGACTTACATTACAGCTGGAACTAAAGCTATATTCAACGCGTCCGCTGGTGATTTACAACACTTTGAGTTACATGCTTCTGAAGAGTATGATTTAATATTAAAAATACTACAAATGGCAGGTATATCTATAAAAGAATTTGCTTTAACTCAAGCGTCTGGCCAAGCAGAAGTAAATATAATATCACAACAAAAACAATAAAAAATGGCTTATTTAGACGGACAAACTCAAAGAGAATACTATGAAGGTCGAGAGTACGGCCAATATCAGTTTGTATCACTTCAAGATGTAATAAGCCAGTTTATGGTAGCTTATGTTGGTGACAATAAACTAATAACAAGCGTTGATAGAACAGACGTTGCTTTTTTTGCTCAAAGAGGTTTAGCTGAACTATCTTTTGATACGTTAAAATCTTTTAAAAGTCAAAGTATAATATTGCCACCTACTTTAGTTATGCCTCTGCCGCACGACTATGTAAATTATACAAGAGTTGTTTGGTGTGACGAGTCAGGTATTAAGCGACCGCTTTATAGAACTACAGATACTCAAAATCCTTTTCAAATTAAACAAACTTGGGGTGGTGGTTACGATTTTCAACCAAATAATTCTGCTATAACATTTAATGATTTTACAGCTCTAAATGGTGTTACAGAGTTTTCTCAGTACTGGCAAAAAACACCTAATGATTCTGGTTCTCAAGTTATAAATCCGAACACAGGATTAACCAATCAAATTGGTGGAGGCGTTGTACATCCTAACCCTTGGTTTAGTTTATCAGAGCAAATAGAAGAAGCTGAAGGAACTTACGGTAATGGAGAAATGAATCTTTGGACTGGTGCTATAACAGAAATAGCTAATGATCAACTAATATTTAGAATACACCAAACTTCATCGTACGGAACTATTCATGGTAGTTGTCTAGCTGTTTGGCAAGAAATTGATGCTTCAAATATAGATTTACTAGTGTTAAGAGCTAAAGCTGTTACAGATGCGGCTGGAACAATGAACGTTACTTTAGTTTCAGATAATCCAAATACTGTTTTAAACGAAGCCACAGAATATAATAAAACTTATAATTCTCCAGCATCTACAGTTAGAATAGGCTTAACAACTAAAGTTCCAGATACTAATACTAAAATGTTTAGTTATTTACCTAGTTTAGTAAATCCAGAATTTGCCCAATATGATCAACCAGCTACAACAAATACTGAAACAGATCTTTTTGATATAGGCTATTTAGAGTGGACTGGTGGCGTAGATAACAATGTTGAAAAAACATTAGAGTTGCCTACAAACGTTTTTGATGGTCCTGTTTATTTTGTTATGCTGGGATTTGCTCAATGGGAAGATGGTATTGGTGGTTCTGCACAAAGCGAGCTATATGTTCAGCCAAGAGTTAGCTCTGTAAGTTTAGAAAACTTTTATCCTGCTGATACATTAGAAGAAGCTACTGGTTATTATCAAAGCTCTATCATGTGGGAAAAATATAAAGATATAGAGTCTGCAGAAATACAAAACCAAGACTATAAAGATCCTGATTATCAAAGATCATTTTTAGACGAAAGATATGGTTTAGATCCTTCTAGAGCTCAAACTAATGGATCTTTTTATATTGATGATAGAATAGGTAGAATACATTTTAGCTCTAATGTTTCTGGAAAAACTGTAATATTAGATTACATAAGCGATAGCCTTGGAACTGAAGATGAAATGCAAGTTCATAAGTTTGCTGAAGAAGCTTTATACAAGTATATAGCGTACAACATACTTTCTACAAGATCTAATATTCCAGAAGTTATTGTTAGAAGATTAAAAAAAGAAAAGTTTGCTATGACAAGGCAGGCAAAGCATAGGCTATCAAATGTAAAATTAGAAGATATTACGAGAGTTCTTAGAGGTAAGTCTAAGCATATAAAACACTAGTACATGACTGAAATAAGAAATAATTTTTTAAAAGGTCGAATGAACAAAGACCTTGACGAAAGGCTTGTACCTAAAGGAGAATATAGAGATGCTTTAAACATAGAAGTATCTACTTCAGAAGGTAGCGACATAGGTACTGTTCAAAATATATTAGGTAACCTTCGTGTAGATAATTCTGTTTTTACTACAGATAATAACACACCTTTTAAGTGTGTTGGCTCAATAGCTGACGAACAAAAAAATAGATTATTTTGGTTTCTTACGTCTAGAAATACAGACGCTATAATAGAGTGGGACGATCTTCTTCAAACCTCAACGTTAGTATTTGTAGATATAAATAAAAGAAATAGTAGAGCAGCTTTAAAGTTTACTGAAAAGTTAATAACAGGTATAAATATTATTGATGACTTTTTGTTTTTTACAGACGGTATAAGCGAGCCTAAAAAAATAAATATACCAGACTGCAAGTTAGGTACAACTAGTTTAACAGAGCAAACTAGATTTTTTGTTAATAGCGTTGATAGAGGCAATATAAGAGAAGAGCATATAACAGTAATAAAAAAAAGACCCAGTAAGCCGTTATACTTTAATATAAATCATAGTGATGATATAACAGAAAAAGGTATATTTGAAAGAACTTTTCCTAGATTTTCTTATAGATATAAATATTCTGATGGAGAGTATTCTGCTTTTGCACCTTTTACATCACCAGTCTTTAGCGCTAAGCATGCTAAAGATTTTAATGATCAAAACTTTTTTAGTAAAAAAGAAGGTTACAATACTTCAATGCTTAACACTATAGAGTCTGTTGAATTAATGGACTTTGTTCCTTCAGATATTCCTAATGGTGTTGTTCAAGTTGATATACTTTTTAAAAGAGAAGACTCTAACGTTGTTTATACTGTAGCTAGTATAAAAGAAAACGATGAAGAGTTTAATTTATTAGGATCTACAATGGGTGTAAATGTTCCTGATAATTTTGTTCTTGACAGAGGAAGATATACTATAACTACTGAAAACATATATTCTGCTTTACCAGAAAATCAAATATTAAGATCTTGGGACAATGTTCCAACTTCTGCTTTAGCTCAAGAAATAATAGCCAATAGACTTGTTTATGCTAATTACAAACAAGGTTATGATGTTGGTAATACAACAGTAAAGCTAAACTCTTCTTACGAAACTAGAAACTTATTTAACTATGAAGCCGATGGATTTCCAAGTATAAAAGCTCAAAGAGATTATCAAATAGGTGTTGTATATGGAGACAAACAAGGTAGAGAAACGCCGGTGTTAACTTCAAATAACGCATCTGTAAAAATACCATGGTTTAGTAATAACGTTTATCAAGGCGAAGGTCCTAACTACTTAAGCTCTTTGCTATTAACTTCAAGTGTTCAAACTTCTATGCCTTCTTGGGTAGACTATTATAAGTTTTATATAAAAGAAACTTCTGGAGAGTATTATAATTTACTGCTAAACAAACTTTATATTCCTAGTTCTAGCTCTGAGTTTGAAAACGAAAACGATCACGTATGGCTTGCTTTTAATTCGTCTGATATAAATAAAATAAAAGAAAACGATTATATTATATTAAAAAAAGTTTCATCTTCCACTGAAAAACCTGTTGAAACAAAGAATAGATATAAAATAATTGACATAAAAGAAGAAGCACCAGATTCTATAGCTTATGTATATCTTGATTTAGCGCAGCTTACTAATGCTAATGATGTTGATGGTGGTGTTTTAGCAGATGGAGTAAGTGATGACGCGTTATTCACTGATTTTAATAGAAGAATAGATAATACTACAGATGTTTTGTTGATTAATTCATCTGCAATTGAATCTGCTGGTTTTGCTAGAATAGATACTGTTGGAGCTTTTAAAGAAGAGTCTTTGTATATATCTTGGAAAAAAACTTTAGCTGATGGAACTGAAACGTTTTCTAAAAGATATAGAATAGTTCAAACAGAAAACAGTAGTGGCGGAGCTTTTCCAGCTAAATTAGATAGAAAAATATCTAGACAAGATGCTCAGCTAGCTGTACTTGATGATACTATTATTGATTATGCCACTGAAGTTTCAGAAAGTGATAAACTACACCCAAATCTTACTGTTATAATAGAGAAAAAAGTTTTAAAAGATGGTGAAGATTTTTCAGGATTATTTTTTGCCCAAATACTTTCTGACGAAGTTATAGAAAATAACTTAATAGCTTTAAAAGCAAGTCCTTCTTTAAATAAATTTATACAAGCTACTAATAGCACTTTTTGGTGGGCAGATAATCAAGCTGAAGGTACTGAAGGAGAAAATGAAGGTGTTAGAACAGGCTATGACTCTTCTATACCACACGCTCAGCCAGCTTCTCTAACAGATGATCTTCAAGAAGCTAATGAAACTACTAATACAGAACAGTTTTGGTCTCAGCTAACTGCTAATGTAGACGCAAAAGCTATGTTTGTTGACAACATGTACATGACAGCCGCAAACTTATCTGAGTCAAATTACGCGAAAAATGCTGGTCAAGGCGTTTTAGCAAATGAAGTTGTTTATTCTGAAGTACAATGGAACGTTACTGAAGACAGCGCTTGGGAAATAGATGGAGATACTAGCTGGTCTGATACAAACTTTGGCGGTGATTGGGTGTCAAATATTAGAAACGCTATGCCAGGAATAATAACTGCTACACAACAATCTGTAGATGGTCCTGCGGCTTGGAAAAAAGAAATATATAGCCAAGAGCTAGATGATGTTTATGGTAGTGAACCTGGTGGAATATATATGCACTTATCGTTTTTTGCTCCAGGAAAAGATTTACATGATGGATCTTTTGAAGGCGGTAATAGTTTAGAGAATATAGATGTTAGCGGTGAAGACAGTATTGCTGGTTTATTAAAAGGAATATGGGGAGGCGGTGCTTTTACGTTTAGTAATGGTTCAACTATAGAAGGCGAAAGATTTATAGAGTTTGAAAGCAATTATCTAGGTGACGATGCTTTAGGTGAAGCTCCTGCGCCTGGAGTTGGCAAAGGTTATGACTTAGAGTATCAAGAGCAACACGAAAGACAGTGGGACCCTACGTATTCACCCAATAGTACTGAGTTAGACATTCCTTCAGAAGTAAACTTAGATCTTAATGATTTTGTTTCTAATTTAAAAATAGGTAGTAAATTTAAGTTTGAAGGTGACAGTGGAGAAAATATATATACGATACTAGATGTTAGAATAAAACATATATATAATCACACCCCGTGGAGATCTAAGTGGGATTATACTGGTGATAGTATTTTAAGAGGAAATAATAGTGTTGAAGAAGCTGCAGCTAGCTGGGCACAAGCTAAATTAAATAACAACGAAGATGTTGCTAGTTTAGCCGAAGCTTTATGCAGTAAAATAAGAGACTTTGGTAAGGCTAACAATAGAAGAACTTGTTATATATTAAAGCTTGATAAAGACCCTTCAGATACTAGTTTAACAAATTTATTAGCTAGCAGTGATACAGATATAGATGTTAGTCTGAGTAAAAAAATACAATTTATAAATTCAAAAGCTCAAGCACAGTCTGGACTAGTTAGAAATGTATCAGGTGTATTTGAAACAGAGCCAAAAGACTCTTTAGATTTAAATATATTTCACGAAGCTGGCCAAGCAATACCTAAGCTATTAGAAACAATAAATAAAGCTAATTTGTTTGCGCCTATAGGTTGTAGAGTTGAGTTTGTTCAAGTTCCAGCAGCAAAAAGAGGTGATGTAATTGTAACTAAAGATTTATTCATTACTGAGTGGGGAGAAACTGAAGACTCTAGATTATTTTTTACTGTCGACTCATTAGATGGCACTGGCGATGGATTTAACAATACAAATAATGAAATTGTAATAGACTATTTAGATTCTAGAGTGCGGTTTTATAGACCTGACGGTAGCTTTACTACTGTTAGACTTTTAGCTAATGACGACGATTTTTTAAGTGGCAATGTATATAGAAATACTTTTATAGTAGACAAAAATATAGATGCTAGTTTAGAAATGGGTATTAATTGGCATAATATATTTACTTTTAAAAACGGTGTTGAATCAAATAGAATACAAGATAATTTTAACCAGCCATTTATTGGTAATGGACCTAGAGTTTCAACTATAGTAGAAGAGCCTTATGCTTTTGAAGAACATAGAAAGCACGGGTTAATATATTCTGGCATATATAATGCTACTACTGGCATAAACAATTTAAATCAATTTATTGCTGGAGAAAAAATTACAAAAGATTTAAACCCAACATACGGTAGCATACAAAAACTATTTACTAGACAAACTGATTTAGTAGCTTTTTGTGAAGACAGAATATTAAAAATATTAGCAAATAAAGACGCTTTGTTTAATGCTGATGGTAATCCTCAGCTCGTCGCTACAACAAACGTATTAGGTCAAGCGGTTCCTTTTGTAGGTGAGTTTGGTATATCTAAAAATCCTGAATCTTTTTCTTCAGAGTCTTATAGAGCATATTTCACAGATAAACAAAGAGGTGCAGTTCTTAGATTATCTATGGACGGGCTTACACCTATATCTGATGCTGGTATGCACGACTTTTTTAGAGATGCTTTGCCTGAAGCTGGTGTTTTATTAGGTCATTACGACGAATACAAACAACAGTATAATCTTACTTTAAAAAATTATATATTTGAAAATGTAATACAAAACTCATACGTCACAGAAGGTGAAGAACTTACAACTAGTACTTCTATTTTTCAAATACTACAAGGCGCTAGCTTAGAGTCTGGTATTAACTTTATGCCTGTAGATATAAATCAAACGTTTTTATCTGGTGGAGATAATGCTCCTGTGCCAAATCCTAACTTTGCTTTAAATGTTACTGCTATTGAGTGGCCAGGCATTCCGACTAGTTCAAGTACAACATATATAGTTAATAGCACGCCAGCAGTGTATACTTATGAAATAATTGATCTTGCTTATGAAGATGATTTACAGGACATACAAGATGGTAGTATACAAACAAACTTAGGTGAAACGGTAGAGGCAGTCACCACGGCGCAAGAAAGCTCTGGTTATCCTGTCTATATGAATTCTTATGAGTCAGCTGTTTATAATAGTTCTGTCGCAGCTAATAATTCACTTGAAACTCCAACTGGAAATGATATATCTGGAGCTATTGATTTTCAAAGTCAATTTTCTGGCACAAACACTCTTTTAGGTAATATATACAAGTTGTTTACAGCTAAAAATGGTAGTATTATATTTTATACAGAAACAGACAGTTTTAACGATAATAACTCTTCAGTAGCTGCTCAATTTCCTAACGCTCCTAGTAACGGCGCTTTTTTTGGAGAAGAATTTCAAGTTATAGTAAAATATAGAGGTGAAAGAAATCCTGTCAATTTTGGAGGTGATGGTAATCCTAAAATTAAAGTTACATTAATTGATCAAAATGGCGAAGGTATTAGATCTAGTTTTACTGGAGAAGGAATATCTAATATGGATATGGGTTATTTTTTAACTGATCCTAATCCTTTCTCAGAACCAGCAGGGTTATTATCTATTAGTTATACACACGGCTTAGTAGAGGATTACACTGGAGTAGATAATAGCGTAGAAATAGGTGATTCTACAAACTATGATGGAGCCTTAAGTGCTCAGTTTAATGAAGCTTTAAGTGGCGACTATGGCGACGTTAGCTCTCATGAAGTTGTAAGTTTAGGTAGAGTAAGTAGTTTAAACGGTTCTGCAGAGTGGCCTGCTTTTGGAGGAACTGATGAAACTGCTAACGCGTTAACCAATGCTATGTGTGGTACTTCTGGATTATCTGGTAACACCAAGAAGTACACTAAATCTAAGTCTGTTGCATTGACGTTTAGAGTTGCGCCTTCGCCAGCAACTGTTGGTCTAGAAGTCCAGAAAATAGGTTTTGAAATAGAAGTCACAGGATGTCCAGCGCTTAGTAAAACTAGCGTGTGGTTTGAAGATGTTTCTATTACTAAAATTAAAAAATTAAACGTTCCAGGATATGCTGGTGTTCAAGAAGTAACTAGTGTAGTGCCAGCTGATCCAGCTTATGACCCTATTCTAGATATAGTAGATATTATTAATCCTACGCAAGTTGGGTCAGTCACGCAAACATCTGGGTTGGCTGAAGCTGACTTTTTAGCTGCTTTTAATTTTACTACAGCTACTGACAGTGAAGGAATTCCATATCCAGGTAATGCAACTCAACAGGTTGTTCTAATAGACACTCAAGAAGCCGAAACTACATGGGCAAACTTTTTAGAAAGCGACCCTAATTATGATCCAAACTATGGAGACGAAGGTGGTATACCTCCTTGGACAGAGTGGTATTATAGCACGCCTTTCGTTACATCTGGTCAAAATGATTTTACAGCTTTTCACGGCTCTACTATTGGCGCTACTAACAATAATCAATTGCTAGCACAAACTATAAGTCTACAGAGCACGTATGCTCAAAACTATTACGAGTCTAATCCTGGCTCTTGGGTGAATATACCAGCTGCCGCTGGTGGTGGTCAGTATTATAGCGGATCTAACCCCTCTTCTTTTGGCGTTACTAGTAATGCTACTGCTAGTAGCTTAAGCTTTTTAACCGAAGGAGAGTACAGTACAGAAGAAGTTTTAACGCATCCTATGAACAATGTAAACATACCAGCTATAAACGCACTAGGTAGCGTTGGCGTACAACAACACACTTTAACAAACTGGCCTCAATTAATTACAGCTTCTGCAATTGAATCTAATTCAAGTGGGTATATAACTATCGATCTTAGCAATAATCCATTAATACATGGTAGATACTATATGGTTGATTTAACAGTTAGTTTTTTAGATAATCCGCAAGCAAACTTTTTACATCATATAAATGAATCAGGTGTAGTTAGTGGAGATTGGAGATATAATCAACACAAGGTAATAGCTAACAGTGTTGTTCCTTCTGGTGTTGCAAGCGTTAACAACGGTTTTACTCATCTTGATGTTACTAGTGAAAACACTTATCCTGCTGGGTTTTTTGGACAAATATCCGATAGTCCTAACAGTATATTATTTATGAGAGCTGAAAGAACTGAATATAGTAGTAACGCTGATGTTTTAAGAGTAGTATTTATGGCAGATGAAAGCGCTGAGGCAAGTTTAGATGAGTTTGTTATACAGCTATTTTCAACTGGAACTAACGGCGAATCTTTTGATATTAGCGAAATAAATATTGTAGATGTAACTTACACTGGTAACGGCGGTGGTTTTAACGAGCATTGGTCTTCTAGCAATCCTGTAGAAAATCAATTAACAACTAGTCTTGAGCAGCCTTTACATTACTATGACGCTGGAGGCTGGACTTGGAATACTTACGATGTAGAAAGCTTTTTAAACACTTCAGACACTTATGATCCTCAAGCATTTCTTATAGGTCAAACTTTTCAAAGTAACGAACTGTCTGGACCTTCTCAAGATGGTTATACTTTAGAATTTAATATTGATTCTGTTTTATTAGCTGACGGCATAACTAATGGTACTCAGGGATCTCTTACTATAACTATTCAAAGTCAATCTATAGATGGAAATATTTATAGTATGAGGTTGACTGGAATAGATACTGCAGGTGATTATAAGGTTAATTTTAATTATCCAACAGAAGGCAATGAATTTTTTAACGAAATAATTTTAAGTGCTTCTGAAAATTTTGAAATTGAGCTTATTGACTTTTCTGTGCAGAATCAAAACATATTAATTGGACCTAGCGGAAACGAAGGATTTTATGGTAAACTAGATTACATAAGAATATTTAATGAAACTACTGTAGTAACAGCTGGAGGTAGTGAAGGCTGGCTATTTACACAGGTTAGTGACGAAGGTAATACTGTTAATGTTACTACAGAAGGATTTGTTGGTTACCAAGACGAATCAATACAATTAATCAATGCTCCAAATGGCGTGCAAGTAAGCCAAAACGTAGATATAGAAGTAACTGAAGGCGAAGTATATAATGTTGTCTTTGAAGTTAATCACACTTCTGGAAACTTAGAAGTTTATTATATATATCAGCAAATAACAGACACTACTGCTTTAGGCTTTAGAGCATTTTTGTTTCCTCCTGACGAAGTACCTGAGACTTCTTTTGACTCAGTTATTTTTGATCAAAACTTAACTATAGAGATTATTGATTTTGTTGCAGAAGGCTTTGGAGATAATCCTGATATTGTTGGTAGTTTAGTTTTGAGAAGTACAGGAGCAGACGCTGATGTAGCTGATATTGAAATAGCTTTAGACAATATAACTATGATTCAAGTTTTTGATCCTGGTAATTTTGTAGAAAAAACAATATCTTATAGTGAAGATGTTAAAGGCTGGGTAAGCTTTAAGTCTTTTATTCCTGAAAGCGCTTTAAGTGTTTCTAAAAAATATTTTACAGTTAAAGATGGTGAATTATTTCAACATTACCATCAAAATAGTCATTATGGAACTTTTTATAGTGAGCATTTTGAGTGTCATGTAGAACCTATATTTAATCAAGCGCCAGATACAGTTAAAACATTTAATACGCTATTTTATGAAGGTAGTCAAAGTCAAGTTTTATTAAAAAATGAAATTACATCTCAAGAATACAATCAATACTCACACAACGGATGGTTTTGTTACAGTATAACAACTGACTTAGAAGTTGGACAAGTTCAAGAGTTTATTAAAAAAGAAAACAAATGGTTTAATAATATAGTAGCTAAGTCTTTACCTGCTAGTAACAATGAAGTTCGTTTAGATTTTGGAAAACTTTCAACACAAGGAATAGGTACTATAGCAAGTTTACCAGAATTATACGGTGAAGAAGAAGAGGAAAACTTAGATTTATAATAATATGGCAAGTTTAAAAATAAATAAATTGTTGATGAACTTCAACGATATAGCTGAAGCTGGAGAGACTAGATCTTACACTATAAGTGGAGACGTTGGAGCTGGATTTATATTTATGGTTGTAAATGACAGCGCGCAATATTATGATTTTATAACTAAAACATTTTCAAAAGGGCATACGCCTCAAAAAATATTAAGAAAAACTTTATCTTCTAATTCATTTACAGGTAGCGTAGTATTTCCTCAAGTTGCTGGTGAAGCTTACGACGTTATTGTTATTGCAGATCCTTCTAAAAACACGACTATCGATAAACAAGTTATAGTTAAAAGAATAAATCAACTAGGTAATGTAACCTTAACATTTTCTCCCGTTTCACCTGCTAATAATAGCTCTTATGCTACTTTACCTAGCAATGTTCAGCTTCAATCTAATGTTGTAGGTACAGGCTCTTCTTCTGCTGTTATAGAATGGACAATTACTAACGCCAGCGGCTCTCACGGCTTAATAATAAATGATATAACACAGTTTGATGTTATAGATTTAAACGATCAGTGTTGGTATTATGAAACAACTAAAACTGTAAACGGAGCTACATCTAGCTTAGGTTATGTAATATTAGATGATGTAGACGGTCTTATACCTGGCATGACTATAGTTGGTGTTAGCTCTGGCAGTCTTGCTGGAACGCCTGTCGTTAAAGATCCTATAGACACTGGAAACAAACTCGTAGCGCTCGGTGGATCTGTTCAAAGCTTTGCAGATGGAATAACTTTAACATTTAGAGCTACTGGCCTTAGTCTTATAAATACTTTGTTTTCTTGTAATATAGTTTCAAATTTAAGAATTAGACCTACAAATGTTACAACTACAGTTAGAGGAGCTGTAAGCGGCACTACTGTAGACTTAAACGGAACTACAGGTATACCAGGCGGAAATATAGCGGTATATACTGGAGCTAATGTTAATAACTCATCTGCTAACGCTGTAACTTCTGTTTCGGCAAGTGCCTCAGCAGGTAGTATGGCTGTGCAGCTTGCTCAAAGTTTTAAAGGTTTTGAAGAGCTTACGTTTAGCGTGCCGCTACCTAAGCTTTTACTTTTAAGCTGCGGCATTGATGGTCAGATGAACGTTTCTCAAATGCCTAGTACTGATTTAACTATAAAAATGAACTTAGATACCTTGTTTACAATAGGGTCTGCTAGCTAATAAATTATGGCAATATATAGTGTAACATTTTCAAATCCAATAACTAGAGAGCTACTCTCTGAAGGCGACTCTTTATTTTTTGCTATTAACTCTGATGCAAATATTACTAATACTGGTAATATATTTTACATAGAAGATACTTTTAGAAGTTTTGGAACAATCTTACAATCTCCACCGCCTTTTCCTCAGCCGTCTGCTAATCAATTGTTTTTTGATTATAGCGGAGGAGATATAAACGATATTAGTCTTGGTGACTACGTACTAGCTGCTAAAGCAGGTTTAAATGTTTCTGGCATAAAAGGATATTACGCTAGAGTTTTATTTAAAAACAACTCAAAGCACAAAGCAGAATTATTTGCTATAGGCTCTCAAACACAACCTAGCAGTAAATAAAACACTTAAAATGTAACTATAAAAAGATAAAATGTAATAATATGGCAATTGTAGGTTTAACATCACCGTTTAGAAAAAGGCAAGAAAAAGAAAGTCCAATGAAGGCTGCTTGGATTCCTATTGTTTTATCTGGCTTAAGCTATTTATCAAGTAAAAAAGCTGCTAAAAAAGCTAATAAGATGCGTAGGCAAGATCAAGCAGCGTTTGAAGAGCAAAAAGAAGCTTTTGAAGCTTATGAGTTTACTAATCCTTACGAAGGCATTAAAAACCCTTATAGCAATTTAACTAACCAGTTTGCGGGCTTAGATAATCAATTTAGCGACCTTGATAATCAATACGCTGGATTAGGTAGCCAATTTGCAGGATTACAAAATCAATACGAAGGTTTAGAAAATCAATTTACAGGTTTGCAAAATAGGTTTGAAGACGCTGAAAACGTTTTTGAAGATTTACGTGTAGACACTCAAGCAGCTGACTTCGCTAGAGAATCAGCGCAACAACAACAAGCAAATATATTAAGCCAACTTCAAGGCGTTGCTGGATCGAGTGGCGTTGCTAGTTTAGCACAAGCTATAGCGGGCGCTGGTGTTAATCAGGCAAGACAAGCTTCAATAGATATAGCACAGCAGGAGCGTCAAAACCAAATGATGGCTCGTCAAGAAGAAGCTAGACTACAACAGGCTAGATTAGGTGAAGCAACTAGAATTGATCAACTACAAAGACAAGAACAAGGTAGACTAGAGCAACTTAGAGCTGGAGAAGCTGGCAGACTAGCACAACTTCAAGCTCAAGACAGATCTAGAATACAACAGTTGCAAGCTGGTGAAGCTGCAAGACTACAAACACTAGAAGCGCAAGAAGCTTCTAAGTTAGCTCAGCTAACAGCGCAAGAGCAAGCTAAATTAGATCAATTAATAGCCACTGGTGATTTTCAAGTAGAAATGCTTGATCGTAAAGGCCAACAATATGTTCAGCAAATGGGTTTTAATAGACTTCAAGCTATGTATGGTTTATCAGCGTCTAACTTATCAGCGTCTACTCAGTTTGCTAATCAAGCAAGCGCTAACGCTAGTGCTGCGTTTAGCAATTTAATAACAACATCTGTTAGTTCTGGTCTTTTTGACGGTGGTACTACAGGAGGTTCAGCCCCTGTTACATCAGATAATCCTCTTGTTCCTGTTAGTTACGGAACAGGCGGAGGAACAGAAATAGATTTAAGCACTAGCACTAACGCTTCTGCGGGCTTATATTAATTAGTAATTATGGCAAAGAAAAAAACAACAAATCCAACAAATTTAATGGCTTATGACTTTTTGCCAAACATGGGTGCAGGTGACAATACTGGTTTATATGGTCAATTAGCTCAGTTAGGTAGAGTACAAAGAGCTCAACCACTTGTAGATCAGCGAATAACTCAAGCGTTTCTTGATCCTATAACAACGTACATTAATAAAGCTGAAGAGCAAGTTGTTGCAGGTATGGTAGAGTATAACGATGCTAATCCAGATTTAGATGACTCTTTATTGTTTGATGGTACAGAAGAAGCTATAGGTAGTCAATTACAAGAAAATAGTAATAGGTTTAAAGAATTAAACAGAAAGCTAGCTTATATGAGCCCTAATAATAAAAACTACGCTGATACTGTTTCTGAAATAAATAAAATAAATAAAGAAAACGTTAATTTAAGAGATCAAAACAAAAAGCTTTTAGATATTAGAAACGTAATAAAAGCTAGTGATATTAGCAAAATATCAAAAGGTAATGGCGCTGCTTATGGTAAGATGTATGATCAAATTCAGAAAGGCGTTAAAGATAACTTTTCCGTAAAAGACGGTAAAATTATTTGGACAAACCCAGACAAAAATGGTAGAGTAAAAGAAATAAGTGTTGATAGTTTAAATGCTGAAGGACCTGAAATGACAAGTGGGGCTTGGCTTGAGCTTCATACAAAAAACTTAAATACTATTGGTGAATTACCAGCTAATCTTACAGCTAGTAGATCTGCTTTAGTAGTTAAAAACACTTTTAAATCTCTTGGTAATTCTGGTGTTAAATCTTTACTATGGGATAATCAAAACGGTGGTGAAAAGATGAACTCAGACTTAACGTTTTATAATACAGAGCCTTTTATTCAAAAGTATATAAAAAGTGCTAGTAAAGGAGTTACACCAGATATAATTGAAGAGCTTAAAGTTAAAGGCATGACTTATACTTTGCCTGGTGCTACAGAGAGTATAGGCGATGCTTTTTCCAAATGGTATCAAGGTAAGCTTAATGAAGAGCCTAAGTTTGGTAAAGGTTTGCCTTCAAAAGAAGAAAACAATAATCGTACCAATTATTTAATAGACAAGCAATCTGTTCCTATTGCTGATGTTCAGCCAACCGTTGATTTGTTAAATAAAAATCTTCAAAATTTAAGCCCACAAACTTCTTGGAACGGTGTTACTTGGCGTATAGTTAATGGTCAGTATCAGTTTTTTAATACAGCCGAAGAAAAATATCAAGACATAGATAAAAATGAGTTAACAGCTAGAGGTTTTAAACTTGGCTCTCAACATGGAGTGCAAACAGGAGGTGTTATGGATCTTAATAATGACGGGCAAATATCAAAACAAGAGTTTAATAACTTCATGGGCGGAAGCAGCTCTAACAATCTTATGTTTCCAACTTTACAATTACCAAAATTTTAAAATATGTTTGAATTAAATGGTCAACCAGTTACTCTTGAGCAGCTTCAAAGTGACGCAGCTCAATACAACGCTACGTTTGAAGAGTATTTAGAAGAAATGAAAAAAAATGGTCTTGTGGAAAAGACAAACGGCTCTCAGATAGAGGATGCGACTGCGGAGTCAAACGTTACGGCATCCGAGCCGGTAGATTTTTTATCGGAGTTACAGCCAGCTGCTCAAAGTAGTACGGCTGTAGTACCTTCTATAGGTCAAAGCGAGCTAAATAAATTCTATAGCACCGCTCCAACTTCACCTGTTGTAGCTTACAGCAAAACTGAAAATGATAAAAACATAGCGGAACTTAATTTAAAAAAAATTGTTCCTGAAAAAATACAACAAACAACAGGTATTAGTAGCTTTGGAGTTCCTACTACTACACTAGTTGATAAACAATTAAGCGATGAAGATTTAAAATATAATGAAAAAATTCAAGAGGAAATAGACGCCCAAGTAAGCTCTAGCTTAGAAAAGTTAGAAGCCTGGGCAGAGCATGATTTTTTTACTAAAAAAGAGTATTTAAGAGGAATAACAAACACAAAAACTTTAACTGCTTACGAAGAATTAGAAGATCCAGACAAACAAGATTTAAAGGAAGTATTTAAAAGAAATATATTATCGGCTGGTGGATTTGGAAAAAGTTATTTTCCAGGTTTAAATGAAACTCATATTGACAAGGTTTTTGAAGACGCGTTTGCTAATGCAAAAAATTCAGAAAAAGGTGAAGAGCAAAGAAAAGATATAGATATAGCTATTGACGAAGGAAATAAAAAAGGCATTTCTATAGATCAAAACATTGATAGCTTAAACTCTGTTATGAAAAGCACTTATGGCAAAAAGCCTGAGCAAGAGCTAGCCTTATTACTAGACTTTGAAGAAAAAATAGCTACAGGTAAAATAGATGGATTTTTTCCAGAAGATAAAAAAAATAGAAAAGAAGAGCTTATAAATCAATTATTTTATAAAGACGAATTAAAGACAGTATTTGATCCTATTACTAAAGAAACAAGACTTGTTGCTACAGGCAAAAGAATACCAAAAGACGGTGGTTACAAAGTGTTTCACGACTTTAATACTGGTCAAAATATTCAAAATCCTACAGAAAGAAAAGCACCTACAGGTACAGTTGATGTAACTAGCGCTTTTGAAATGTACATGTCTAAATATAAGAATACGTCTAGAGGTGATTTAGCTAAATTCAACGATAGACTACTTTTAGAAGAGTCTGGATATAATATTGAAGGCGACCAGATAGAATCAGTAGCTATAAATGATAAGACTCTTAGAGGTCTTCTATCTGAATATAAAAGACCTAATAGCGCTATATTTGATGTTCCAATAAAAAAATTGACAGAGCTTGGTTATATAGCTAATAAATGGGATTTTTGGAGTAGAGATATATTTGCGCCAGGTGCTGACTTTGATGAAATAAAACCAATCAGCTATGAAAACAAGCCTTATTCTAACGAGCAAGAGTTTATAGAATATTTAGAAGTTAGAAATCAACAAGGTCTAGATATAGCTGCTAAAAAGCATGCTTTATGGCAAACGTATCACTTAAATAGAGATGTTACATCTATAGCTAAAACAAGAACAGGTCAAGTGTTAGGTGCTTTTTCAGAAACAGTGTTTGGTCCTGAAATAACTGAAGAGCAGTTTGGCTTTACAAACCAAAAAACAGTAGATGTATTTGCTCAGGAAATAGCACCCGCATCAGGACTAGAGTTAAGTGAAGATCAAAAAAGACATACAGAAAGAACGCTAGGCGATCAAATGTACGAAAACGTAGGATCTCTTGGAGGTTTAATGGTTTATTTAACACCTATGGGTAGAACTTTAAAACCAGCTACTACAGCTATTGCTAGACTGAACGCTCCTAGGTACTTTATGAAAGGCAAACAAATATCATCAGGTAATCTTATTAAATTTGCTAGTAAAAATCGAACATCAGTAGAGAACTTAGTTAAAGCTGGCACAGTTGTTAAAAAGCCCGCTAGTGTTTGGAATAAAGGAAAGGCTCTTGCTTTAGGCGCTACGCTTGAAGAGTTTAAAATGAAAGAAGGGCTTGGCGCTCTTACTGACGGTAGACTAGAGTTTGAAAGAGGCGTTGGCGCTGGTTTTTATCTTGGTGGTCAGCTTTTACCTTATTCTTTTAAAAACGCGACTAAATACAATCCGCTCAACTCATTTTTAGAAAAAGCATTTAAAAACGCGCCTGCTTTTGTTATTGCTGCAGAAGCCGGTGAAGCTATAAATGCTGTTGTTGATGATTTACAAGGTAGAGAAGAGTTTCAAACTTTTGTTAAAAAACATTGGGGTGATTACGATAAAAATGTTGAAAGAACTATACTCCATTTAATGACAGGTTTTGGCTTAGGTTTTACTCATACAAAGAGATTTGACTTTAAAAGATTTAGTGGTATTAAAAACTTTAAAGATCAAGCTATAAAAAAAGTAATAGAAAAACAAGACGTATTAGAAAATCAAGCTAAAAAAGAAGGTGTAGATATTACAAACGAAAAAGCTTATGGAGAGTGGTTAGACGGGCAAATGGCAGTTGGCAATAAAGACTTGCAAAAAATGGAAAGATACCACCAAGACTTTTTAGAAGCTGATGCTTATTTAGAGAAAATAAACGAAGTAGAAGAGTGGACAGATCCAGCAAAAGCTAAAAAACACTATGAAGAGCACTACAAAGGTTTAAAAGATTTATATAAATCTAGAGGTAAAGAGCTTATTGTTGAAGTAACAAACCAACCTTTATATCAAGAGTTTTTTGATACTAGAGGTAATTTACAAAGACAAGAAGTTAGCGCTTTGTTTACAAGATTATCTGATATTAAAGATGGTACTACTACAAAAAATCAAGCTAAAATACAGATAAATACATCAAAGTCTAAAGGTAAGCAAACAGCGTCTCACGAAGGGTTACATGCTTATATGGATTTAATGTTTGACGGTAAACCTGCTTTAAAGCAAAACTTTGCAAATCAATTAATAAGCGTTTTGTCTGAAGTAAATCTTGGAACTGGCATAGACTTATACTCAGAAATATTAAAAGACCCTGCTCTTGCTGGTAAAAAACAACTGCAGTTAGAAGAACTTATGACTTACACTGCTGAGTTTTTAGCAAGAAAAGAAAACAGATATTTAATACAAGAAGGTGTAGTTGGTAAAGTAGCAGACTTTTTTAATAACTTTTCTAAATCTGTTACAGGCAAACCAGCCGATGCATTTACTCATCAAGATATTATAAATATATTAGGTAGATACTCTGCTAAAGGTGATTATTCTAAATTAAAAGGTTTAGATAGATATGTTGAGATCGGTGAAAACATAGAAGGTCAAATGGCTAGAAGACCTATTGAAACTATGAAGGATCAAACTAAAAGGCTTGAAGCTTCAAAAAAACAAATAATACAAAAGATAACAGATCTTAATATAGCTAAGCTTGAGAATTATAAAAGTGAAATTGCAGACTTACAAAAAGAACTACGAGAAAACATTAATCCTGAGCTAAATAAAATTAATGACATTATCAAGAAAGGAGATCCTAGAGATTTATTAAATCAATTTTTAAGTCAAAAAGGTAGTGATGGTAATTTTAAAAATAAATATACTAAAGAAGAAATAAAAGAAGGCGGTATAGGTAGAAAAGACTTTAACGAAACAGCCAAGCTAATTCTTGAAAGTGATTTTGTAAAAAACATGATAACTACTAGCACTGGTGAGTTACGTTTTAAAAAAGGTGGCTCTAACGAGCAAATGTTCTAT